CGTGGGTGGTCTGATCAGCGGTTCGGGCACCATTGAACTGCTGTATGACGCCCCTGGCTCTGGCGACAAGCTAGACCTGATCAAGGACGTTAACCAAGCCACCGACGAAGCTGATGCAGCTTTTGAGCTGTACTTGGACGAGACTGGCGGTAAGAAGATTACCGGCACGCTTGTGGTGACAGGCTCTGAATACAGTGCTACGGTTGGCGAGATCGAAATTGTGACGGTTAACTTCGTCACATCTGGTGCTCTCACCCTTAGTATCTGATGCCTGCTGCTACACCCCGCGCCGTTGACCTGCTCACTGGCGCTTTTGATCTGAACCAGCGCCGTAAATTCAGCGTCACCAATGATGCTGGGCAAGTGGTGCTGGATCTATATTTCAAGCCAATTACCCGAGCCGACCGTAAGCGTGCTGGCACCCTGGCTGGTTCTGAGGAAGCATTGGACATCAGCACGCAAATGCTGTGTCAAATGGCTGAGCTTGAAGATGGCACCAAAGCGTTTGCCTCTGCTGATGCTGCCAAGCTGCAGCGTGAGCTGCCTGAGCGCGTGCTGAACGAGCTGGAGCTGTTCCTGTTTGGCTTGGGCGCTCCGCCGCTGCTGGACGAAGCAAAAAAAGACTAGAGGAAGACTCTTGGCTGTTCTTTGAGTTCTTCCTAGCGACGGAACTAGGTAAAACCGTCAGCGAATTACGCGTTCAGTTGACGGAAGCCGAATTCGTAATGTTTGCCGCCTACCACGAGGTCAAGGCAAAGCGCGAAAAAGACGAGATGGATAAGGCCAACGCCAGAGCACGGCGATAGACTGCAAAGACAGGGTTAGTGCGTTGCTGTGGCTGTAGCTGTCGTTGACGTACAGGTAAATAGTCGTGGCGCGGTTGATCAGCTTCGTAATATCAACAATGCTTCAAAACAGGCACAGGCTGGCATTGGTGGTTTAACCGCCAGCATTGGAAAATTAGCGGCTGGCTTTTCGGCAATTCAAGCGGCCAAATTTGTTTTTGCCAAAACGGCGGAAATTGAAAGTCAAGCCAAGTCCCTTGAGGTTTTAACTGGTAGCGCCCAAAAATCAAAACAGATTATTAGCGAGCTTCAGCGGCTTGGCGCGGTAACACCGTTTACGAGCACGGAGTTAATTGATGCGGCTAAACGATTACAGGCATTTGGTATTGAGGCCAATGCAGTTGTAGAAACAACTCGCCGCTTGGCTGACGTTTCGGGTGCGACCGGCGCCGAACTACAGGGATTGGTCACTGCCTACGGTCAGGTGCAGGCTAAGGGGCGCTTGCAGGGTGAGGAACTGCTGCAATTCCAAGAGCGTGGCATCGCACTGCAAAAAGAACTGCAGCGCATGTATGGGATGAGTGGTGAGGAATTTAGGAAAGCACTAGAGAAGGGAAGGTTTAGCGCCAAAGCGGTTGAGGAAGCAATTAAGAATTTGACCAGCACAGGAGGCAAATATGCCAACGGTGCCATTGCTCAATCAGAAACGCTCCAAGGCAAATTCAGTACCTTGCAGGATGGCGTCGATGCCCTAGCACGAGAAATTGGCAGTACCCTTGCGCCATCTTTGAAAATTGCATTGGATGATTTAATTGGTTTTGTTAATGGTTTTGTGCAGGGCTTGCAATATATGCAGGCTCAATACAGAGCATTTTTGGCAGGTCTGCGCGGTAAAACTTCGGATGAATTGCAAGGTCAAATTGCGGGCATTAACAGATTTATTACGGCAAATCAAAGCCAGTTAAACAAAATTCGTCCGGGCAGCGTTGCCGAAAAACAAGTACAGGCAAAATTGGTTGAATTAAGAAAACTTCGTGGCAGCCTGCAAAAAGATTTAGACAAAACACTTGGCCTTGTTGCTCCGCAGGGCAGATCAACCCTTTTGCCTGCCACCCGTCCCTCTGCGGGCGCACCACCGGCATTGCTTGGAGAAACTGGTGGCGGTCAAGGCTCATCGAAGGCCGCAAATGCTGCGAAACGATTGGCGGAAGAATTAAGACGGTCGGTTGAACAAGGCGACAATATGGGCCGTGAATTTAGCCGTCAAGTTTTACTTTTGAGCAATATTACCGATAAAGAAGAGGAACGCTATCGGATACAGTTTGAATACGAAGATCGCCTCCGTGAAATCAGCGAGCTGAAAAACAAAGAGCAGCAGGTAAACCTAAAGTCCTTAAACGACGAAATCAAGCGGCTTGAACTGCAAAAGTTAAACACGGAAGAGCTAAAGAAGCAAAACGAATTGTTTTATCAACGCGCAGGCTTGTCTCCTCAGATTCTTGGTGCTGGCGCTGGCGCATTCCGTACTGACATTGATTTGCTTGGACAACAAGAAAAAGCCCTTCAGGCTGTTTTGGATAAATACCCGCAAATTGGTGAAGCTGCTAATGCGGCAAGTCAGCTTGCAACTCAAGGCACATTGGAAATGATCAATGGCACTAAAACGGCGCAACAGGTTTTTGCTGACTTTTTAAACAGCATTGTTGATTTGCTGGTGAAGTCCGCAACGCAAATGATTGCCCAATACATCGCAATCGGTGTAGCGCGAATGTTTGCGGGCGTTGGCGGCACGGCTATTACGGCAGCGGGAAATCAATACGGTGCGTCTGCTTTTGGCGGTGCTGGTCTTGGTTCTGCTGGCTTTGGGCTCCCGTTCCTTGGTGCAAGGGCCAATGGCGGCTCCGTAATGGCTGGGCAGGGCTACCTCGTCGGTGAACGCGGCCCTGAACTGTTTATGCCGGGTCGCAGTGGTGGCATCGCTCCTACAGGCTCTTTTGGCGGTGCTGGCAATATTGTGGTGAACGTAGACGCGAATGGCTCTAACGTGCAGGGCGACGGCGCACAGGCCAACGCACTTGGTAAGGCCATTGGAATTGCCGTTCAGCAAGAATTGATCAAACAGAAGCGTCCCGGAGGCTTGCTCGCCTAATGGCTACTTTCCCCGCTATCACTGCCACCTACGGCGCCACAAAGAACAATCAACCTGTTGTTCGCACGGTGCAGTTTGGAGACGGCTACCAGCAACGTCTGACCTACGGCCTCAATCAAAATCCTAAAAGCTGGGATCTGACGTGGCAGAACATTACCGAAACCAACGCTGACACCATCGAAACCTTCCTGAACAACCGCGCCGCCGACAACGCCAGCTTTGATTGGACACCACCGGACGAGGCAACGTCGTACAAGTGGATTTGCCCGCAATGGAATAAAACCATCACGTACAACAATCGCGCCACTATTACGGCTACGTTCCAACAAGTATTTGAACCCTGATGGCGTATTCGGCTTGGGCTAGTTCAACTACTTATGCCGTTGGTGCGATTGTTCGCGCTAGCAGCCTGCAGGCGTCCGGTCTTGTTTTTCAGTGCACCACGGCTGGCACCAGTTCCAGCACTCAACCCGCTTGGCCAACCGACATTGGCAGCACCATTACCGATGGCACGGTTGTCTGGACGGCGATTAGCAGCGTCTACGAGGAGCTGGCCGCACTGGCACCGAGCGCCATCATCGAACTGTTCGAAATGACGCTGGACACCACCTTGCACGGCAGCAGTGACACCTACCGCTGGCACAACGGCTGCAACGCCAACGTCAGTGGCAACATCACCTGGAACGGCAACGCTTACGCCCGCCTGCCCGTTAAGGCCGACGGCTTTGAGTACACCAACACAGGCACCCTGCCACGCCCCACGCTGACCATCAGCAATCTGGATGGCACCATGACCACGCTGCTGTTGCTGGTCAACGCCACCACACCCGGCAACGACCTCGGTGGCGCCACGGTCAAACGCATCCGCACCCTCAAGAAATACCTAGACGGTGAGACTGCGGCAGATCCTCACGCCAAATTCCCCGATGAGATCTGGTACGTGGACCGCAAATCAAGTGAAAACCGCGATTCGGTGAGCTTCGAACTAGCCAGCAAATTTGACCTCGCTGGCGTGATGATTCCCAAGCGCCAAATTATTGCCAACATCTGCCAGTGGAAATACCGCAGCACCGAGTGCGGCTACACCGGCAGCATTTACTTTGACGCCAATGACAACAATGTGGCAACGCTGGCAGCCGATGTATGCGGCAAACGAATTTCAAGTTGCAATGCCCGCTTTGGGCAGTTTGTCCGTCAGGCATCAATTACTGCTGGCAGCAATCAAATGATTGTTACTGGCGCAACATTTGGCGTTGAAGTTGGCGCCTCAGTAAAGGGCTTTGGCGTACCGAGCGGCACAACCGTATCGGCTGTCAGTGGCACAACCGTGACCATGAGCGCCAATGCCACGGCGACCACATCAATTACAAAAACCGGAACAATTCAAAGCAACCGCATTGATCTGATTGTTAGCAATACAACCGGACTTGTGATTGGCATGAAAGTTAGCGGACCAAATGTGCCGCCGAATGCAACGATCCTTTCAATTTCTGGAACGACGCTAACCCTTGGTCAGCCTTGGGATCTGTGGGATACCTTGACCGCTGTTGGCACTAAATCAGGCAATCTGGTTCCTCAATATACGCGTGTAACTGTATATCGCCGTGTCCTTGTTGGCGCCAATAAAGCTGGACCGCAATATCAAAATGTCCAAGGCTTTGAAACTCGGCTTGAACCGTACACAACCCAGATGAATGTAACCAATGTGTCATCGCTTGCGGTTGGTCAATATGTGACTGGTCCGGGTATTCCCAAAAGCGCCAAGGCTCAAATTTCTTCGATCAGCGGCAATAACGTCTACCTGAACTACTCGGCGCCTAACTCTGGCAGCACCTACAACAACTACGACTTCTACCAAATCCCAACCTTCACTTCGCAAACCTATTCTTTTATTGCCCCTGATCAGAACTACACGTTTAGGGACGTTGCGGTTTTGCCGTTCGGTTCCTTCCCTAGCGCAGGTTTGACCCAATGAAGTTATCCGAATCCGTACAG